GGGCAGACGCGATCGCGGCCTATGCCGACGAACTTCGCAACAGTGCCGGAATCTCAGAGAAAATGGGCGCTCGCCAGATGGATACGCTTCTTGGCTCTCTGGAGGAGCTGAAAGGAGCTTTCGAGGAAGCTCAGATCTCCATTGGCAACGCCTTTATCCCGGTCATCAGACTGGGCGCTGATGTGTTACGGTCTGTCGTGAACATCTTCAATATGTTGCCCGAGCCCATTAAAACGACCATTGCCTTTGGCATGGGTTTTGTTGGNCTACTGTCTGGTGCAGCCNTAGCGGCGTCATTCATCCTGCCGCAATTGAAGCACCTGGNCGACTTGCTGAAGCTGACGCAGAAGGGTTTCATGGCCGTCGGCAAAGTCCTCCCGTGGCTCCAGGCGGGCGTGGCAAAGCTGGGCATTACGCTGAACGTATCCTTCTGGCCCGTGGCGGCGACCATCGGCGCTGTGGTGGCCGCCATCCTCATCTTGCAGGACGTGTTCACATACCTGCGCGGCGAAGGCGACAGTCTTACGGGCCGGGTCATTGCCTGGGGCAAGGAGTGGATCGGCGGCCTGGCTCAGCCCATCGTAACCGCCTTTGGGCGTGTGTGGGACTTCGTCGGTCGCGTCCAGGCGGGCATTCGCGGAATNGGAGGGTTCATGCAGGACATGCCGGCGCGCATTGCCGGCTTTTTTGTTGGCGGGTTCGAGCGCGGCCTGCAGTGGTTGCTGGGTCTGCCATCCCGCACGTTGGAGACGCTAGGCAACTGGTTGGCCAGCATCCGTGAGTGGTTCGCCACGACCTTCAACTTGGGCGACGTCCTAGCTGCCGGCATCCAGCGGGCGATGGACTGGATTCCGGCGCCGCTACGCAGCATCGCCGAAAAAATCCTGTCCTTCCTCCCACAGAGCCCTGCCGAGGAAGGGCCGCTGGCGAATCTGGACCGGGTTGGCCCTGGTCTGGTTCGTACCATCGCCGACAGCATCGCCGGTGCCGATATGACCCCGATCCTGGCTGCCATGGATCGGGTACTGGGTCAGGCTCCCATGCCTGGCATGGAGGGCGACGGGGCAGTCGCGACGGCGACNGGAGCGCCATGGGCGCCGATGGGTGGCCCGGTCTACAATATCAGCCTGCGCGTCGAAGTTGACGCCCGGGGCGCCACTGCCGACGATGCGGAGCGGATCGGAGAGGTCACAGCCGACCGCATNCGGCAGGTAATCGAGGAGTTTGTGCAGGCCGACTGGTACGCCGTGGCGTTACAGGAGGTCTGACGCCATGCCGATGTTGGGTGACATCCTCATCGACGTGGCCCGTGAAGAGCGGCCGAGCTACCGCAACACTATTACTGAGCACGCCGTTGAGGATGGCCAGGAGATCGCCGACCACGTCCGCCGGCAACCGCGCACCCTGACGCTCTCCTGCACCATCGCAGGTCCCGATTGGGAAGAGCGGTACGAGCGGCTGAAGAGGCTGGCCGACAGCCCGCAACTGGTGACCTGGGTCGGTGCAGAAGTATGGGAGAACATGGCCATCGAAGGCTTTGACCCGAGCCGCACCGTCCAGGTCGCTAATGGCGTCCGCTTTGAAATAACGTTGCGCCAGGTGCGGGTTGCGCGGGTCGAAGAGCGCACCTTCCTCGCGCCGGACCCGGTCACCGAAGCGCCGGTGGAGGTTGCGCCCGTGGAGCGGGGCCTGCAGCAGCCGCCGGTAGAAGAGGTCGATGAAGAGACCGGTGCCAGCTGGCTGATCCAGCTGGGCCGGTCCGTCGGTAGCGGCGTCCTGGCCGTAGTCGGGGGTGGCGGCTAATGCGGCTGGCATACCTGCCAATCGACCCGGCCGCCGGTTTCCCGCAGCGGTTCAGGTGCCGCGTGGCCGGCGTGCTGCTCGACTTCGAGATTCGCTACAACAGCGAGGGTGATTTTTTCACGGCGACCGTCCGGGACGAAGCGGGGGATGTCATCGTCTATGGGCGGCCGTTCGTGTATGGTTCCAACCTGTTCGAGTCCGTGTCTGATCCGCGGCTGCCGGCGGTGCCGATTGTCCCGGCTGATGTCGCTGGCATCCGTGACCGGGTCGGCCGCCAGGAATTCATGCAGGACGTGCTGCCGTTCATCGTGCAACCGTTGGAGGCCGAAGAATGAGCACCTTTGGACGGGTTATCGAGGTGACGATTGGCGGTCGGCTATTCAGGTCGCCGGAGCTCACCATCGAGTTCGACCTGCCCTTTTCGGAGAGCTCCGCGGCCAACGTTGGCGAGGTGCGGATCTACAACCTTACGGATCGCACCATCCAGACGCTCCAACAGGGTGCCCCGGTCGTGGTGCAGGCGGGATACGAAGGCGACGTCGGCACCGTTTTCCTTGGCAAAGCGATCGAAATCACGACGAGTTGGGAAGGCGTCGATAAAGTCACCAAGATCGTCATCGGTGACGGGTCTGTTGAATGGATGACGGCCCGGGTCAACCGCACCTGGCGCCAGGGCGTTAGGGCAAGCGAGGTCGCCCGGGACATCATCGGTTTGCTGGGGCTCCGGGTGGGCCGTATCCAGCTGCCCGATGACGTCCGTTATCCAGCCGGGAAATCGTTCAGCACATCGGCCAAAGCGGCCTTGGAGGAAATCGCCGCGGACACCGGGGCAAAGCTGCATATCACCCATGAAGCAGTGTACCTGGTGCCACCCGGCAACTGGCAGCGGGTTGGTGTCTTTCTGAGCGCCGAGACGGGGCTCATCGAGAGCCCGCAGCCGTCGACGCAGCGGCCGGGCGCGTACCGGATTCGGACCCTGCTGCAACATCGCATCACCACTGACGCCATGGTGGAGATCGACTCCCGGACAGCCAAGGGGCAGTTCCGAGTCGTGGAAGGCCGCCATAAGAGCAGCGTGCAGGAGCACGTCACGGAGGCGCTGGTGGTGCCGGTGTGAGAATTCTGGTAGAATAGACAGCGAGGGCTAGGCTCCGCGGGCCGAAGGCGGATCGCACCGTCCTGCCCTCCATACCACTGGGAGTTACGAGGGNGGCTTGGACCCGTGCCGTGGCTCCATGGGCAGCACGTCGACGAGCTGGAGGCCGCCCGTAAGGAGTTCGTCCGCGTCTTCAAGGACTGGCTCTATGATGAGTTCTTCGTCACGAAGCGCGGCTGGGCTTTCGTCTTCGGCGCTTGGTTCGGGATCATTGTCATGCTGGTATCCCACAAGTTGGGCTCTTGGTAGGCGACACGTGAACTGTTTCTGAGTTAAGAGGACCGCCCTTCGGGGCGGTTTTTTCATGCCCGTTTTCGGGGGGGCAGCCATGCGAATTCACGAACTGGTCCGCAAGATGCTGGACATGGCCCTGGATGACGTTCACACCGCGCTGCCGGCCCGGGTNGAGCGGTTCGACCCGACCACGCTGCGGGGCGAAGTGGTGCCGCTGGTCAAGCGGCGGGTTAAGAGGGACGGCGAGCCCGAGCCGTTGCCGCCGATTCTGGACGTTCCCTTCTGGATGCCCAAGGCGGGCCCGTTCGTGCTGCGGCTTCCGGTCCGGCGTGGCGATGTCGTACTCCTGGTATTCAGCGAGCGGGCTTTAGATTACCTGCTCGTCGACGGCCAGCCGCAGGACCCNCGNTTCCGGCGCCGGCACGCGCTAGATGACGCCATCGCTATTCCAGGTCTGCTGCATCAAGGCGAGGGGGCCCTGCCAAGTGAGCACGGCCAGGACGTTGCGCTCTTCGACCGCAACACGGGCAACAAGATCGTGCTCAAGGCGTCGGGGGACTGCATCTTGCACATCCCTGCAGGCCGCATCTATCTGGCTGACGAGGGAGCTACAGAGGGCGCCGCTCGGGGCACGAGCCTCAAAGAGTGGTTGGACAATCATCGGCATCCGTATGACTGGACGGACGCCGGCGGGAGTGGCGTTACCGGGCCGCCGACAACGCCGAGTCCGGAGCCAAGCAAGAAGGTGTTCCTCGAATGAGCCTGCGGAGCTTTTACATCAATCCCGAGACGCGGGACCTGGAGTTCGATCGCCTGGGGCGGCTCAAGATGGTCGAGTCAGACGCGGAGCAAACCGCCGAGCGGCAGCGCTTGCGCCTGCGTCTTGGCACCCGGGCGGGCGAGTGGTTCCTAGATGTCCGTCTCGGTGTGCCCTGGCTGGAGCTGGTCGAGAAGGGCGTCCCGCGGGAGCGAATCCGGGCCGAGATTCTGAAGGCGCTGCACTCCGACGAGCAGGTGGAGCGGGTTGAATCGCTCACCATCGGCCAGCTGACCCAGGACCGCACGTTGCCTATCGAGTTCCAGGTGAAGCTCAAGGGTGGGACGACGTTGGCTGATAGGGTGGAGGTGGCCCTTTGATGGACTGGGGCGTCACCGACAAGGGGTTTAGGCGCAAGACCTACCAGGACATCATTGCCGACATGGAGGCCAAGGCGAAGGACCTGTTCGGCGCCGATATCGATCTCTCGTCGGCGTCGCCTCTAGCCCTGTTTCTGCGGGTGGTCGCCTTTGGGTTGTCACTTCTGTGGATGGTCGCGGAACAGGTCTACAACTCGGCTTTTGTTGACACAGCCACAGGCCAGANCTTGGATTACGTCGTCAAGTATGCTGGCCTTCGTCGGCGAGCAGCTTCGCCAGCTCGGCGGATGTTGCGCTTTACTGGAGACCCTGGGGTAACGATTCCCCAGGGTTTTTTGGTAGAGACGCCCGCAGGACCGCCTCGGTTCGCCACGATGGAGGCCGCTACTATCCCGGCTAGCGGCGCGGTCGAGGTGCTCGCAGAAGCGGTGGAACCCGGGATCGGAGGAAACGTCGGGCCCGGAGTGCTTACGGCCATTGTGAACCCCATCC